ATGACACCGACATGTCCACCAGCTCCACCAGAACTAGACATATCAGCACCCCATGACATCAAAACGATGTCGCCTGGCAATGCGTCCCATGACTCATTACGGCAAACACGATAGAAACCGTTGTTTGATAATTGCTGACCAAGGGTTACTGTAGATGGTAGCCCTTGAATACCGATACCAGCTTCTTTTAAGGCTTGCGATACCGAACCGGAACAGTCAGCCGTCCCGTCTGTACCATTACGGCTACCGAGCATTGAATAAGTCAATAGTCCTCGATGGCTAACGAACCAGTTAATTAGTGATTGTTGAACACTCATTTAAGTGCCTCCTTGTAATTATTTTTGAATAGCTTGTTTAATTTCCGAGATAGTCCTCTCAAACTCTTCAACCTTTTGTTTTAAAGCGTCAATTTCGCTTGTTGGTAATTGAGATTTTGTTACAAGCGGGTCTTCTGCCCATTTATTTTGCTCTAGGACTTGTTTAAAAAAGTTATTATACGTTGGAAATAAACCATACGCTTGACTTACAGACAATGATGAAGATTGTTGACTTTTAATTTCACCAATATCATGCCCGATGGCTTCAATAGCCTTGCTTAAATTGCTCATAAAACCACCTCATTAGAGAGCGTTCTTCGCAGTATTGTAGACACTCACAAGGTCTTCTTGCTCGATAGTATCGAGACGGCCACCCAATTCAGTCATTTTCGAGATAATACCACTGTCAGTGTTTCCACCAGCAGCAGTGATTTTATCAGCGATTTCTTTGAGCGTATCAAGTTCTTCCGGTGCATTACCGATAATGTCAGTCTTAGCTTGATTGATAGCTTGCATCAAACGTTCCTCACTGACACCAACGGTCTTATTGGCAATAGATGCCTTAATTTCTTTGATATCAGCACCTATGGCTTGGGCAAAATCATGTAATTTACTCATTTATGTTTCCTTTCAAATTTTAGCTAGGTTATAGATGTTTACGAGGTCTTCCGTGGTGTCACTGCCACCACTGATTAACCCAGAATCTCGCAATTCATCCGCTAGTAACTTTAGTTTAGGGTCTTTTTTCGATGGAATCGCACCGTCAAGATTGAGCGAGCTCTTGACTTTCACCTTGAAATTATTGGATGGGAAAATATGCCCATTCAGTTTAATTTCGAGGTAATAAGTGCCTGGCTCTACGACATCCCCCATGACGAACGTGAAATGCCCGTTTTCTACGGTTACATCTTGATACAATGCCACGGTTTCATCATTTGAGAGTGTGAGCTTGCCAGTACCGGATAGCTCCATGCGTTTGCCATCAGCCCCTAAGATTTCAAAACCAAACAAGGATGTGACATCCCCACTTTTGAGAATGTCGCCCCCTTCAATTTGGTTGATAGAGGTCATGAGCGTAGCCATAGACTAGTCCTCACGAGGTTGATGGTAGTTTAAAGCTCGTTCGCTGTCTGCCACACCCTTAGTGGTAGGATCAGTAACAATTCCAAGAATAACCAAGATCACAACGAATGTATTGACACCCTCTTGAATGTTGCTAGGGATAGTAAGCCCGAATTGTTGCAACATAAGGAAAACTGCTGAGATAAGAGCTACGAGAGTAGCTTTGTTTTGCAAACGTAGTTTAAAGTTAATCATTTTCTTTTTCTCCTTTTTCTTCATTGAGAAAGAATTTATCTTTATCAATATTTTTCTTAATGTATTTGTCGATATAAGGGATTTCAACCCCTAGAGCCGATAGACTAGCCAAAATACTAGAGCCGTAAGCAGCTATCATGGCGAAGATAAATGTATCTAGTACACCTCCTAGATTCATAAAAACTGCGAACGGATAGAATATGGCTACAAACGTAATCATGGCCGTGTGACTGACTAGCCCTTTACGAAATTTAGAGCTTGAAAACTCATGAGCAGCCCACGCTCTAGACACTCCGATAACGATGTCGCTAAAAATGATAATCATTAGCAAGAATACCCATAAATGCTCATCGATACCGTGCTCATAGAAATCTCGGACTACGTCGAATACTCCGAAGATTCCGTCTGGTTTGCTGTGCATTTAACACTCCTTAACATATTATTTAACCCCCATTTTTTAAAAACTATTTCAAAAGAATATTGTTGCCGTCTGTGGCATAAGCGATGAAGTCGTTAGAATCCACCGATGCCATACGACCATCAACCAAGCCAATGCGTTGCCCTGTCGACAGTGAACCGATGCCAGTGTCTTCTTTTGCAATGTATCCAGCGTACTTAATCACTCCCGTAGCGTTTGGCTCGATATCGTCGAGTGACATACCATAGAACAACCATGGCTCATTAGCCCCCAATGGTTGCACGGAATTACCGACCAATTTGACCGGCGTACCGACTGTGATTCTAGTTTGACTAGTATTTTTCAACGTTCTGACTTCATCCGCAAATTCGACACGTTCCTTGCGTCCTGCACTGTTGATGTTGATGTAGGGCACAATCGTATTACCACCACCAGATACCGCAAAATGGTTTCCATGTCGTGAGCCGCCTTGTTCCTCGAATAACTTAATACTCTTGTCAATATTACAGTTTTCGATATTTACGATTGACTTCTTAGCACCAGTACCATATGACCCGAAACGGATAGCGACATCTTCATTGCCAGTGATGAAGGTACATTTTGAAATCTTGACACGGTTTGATTCAACATTGAAATTATCGTGCATTGAGAACGGGATAGCTACTGACTTGAATGTGCAGTTTTCAAAAAGGTAGCTACCACCCGAACCCATACCGGCGGCATAGGCTTGTGTTGAGTTCCAAACACCCGACTTGTTTCCAAGGTGTTCAAAGTAGCAATCGATATATCTCATATCGTTGTTTGCGTACTGGTTATTTGTCTCATCATGGACAGCGTAGCGGGTATTTCTAACAGTAATCTTGATATTCTTGATGGTGTTGTGTCGCCATACATTCAAAACACTGATACGTTTAGAAGTGTTCTGAGTGGTCTTGTTATCTGGCACATCCATTTTAAGACGGACATCACCGACACCGATAATGTTGACATAGTCAGGCACCACAATCCCTTGGAGTTCGCTGTTGGTATTCTCGACTTCACGAAGGAAGTTATCGCCGCCTAGCTCTTGTAAGATATCATACTCACCAGAATGAATGTATAGCGTGATAGGGTTGTCAGCACTACCAGGACCCAATGCTTTGATAGCTTCTGTTAGCGTGCTGAAATCCCCGGCTGATTTTTTGATGGTGTATTCATTTTTGAGTTTAGGAAATGCGATAGGTGTGTTACTTTCAAGAGCACTAGCCCCATAGTTGAGATTAGGCAGTTTAGACGCTGCACCAAGACCGCCTTGGATAAGTTTTGAAGGTTGGTCAACGAGCTGTCTCGAGATTAACAAATACCCAGCTTCGTCTGGTGTGTAATCTGCATCATTAAGCTCGTCACGACTGGAGAATTGCTTCAATTTCCTATCGTCAAGACTAAAGTAATAAGTGAATACACCACGAACGCCTTTCAGACCGTATTTCTTACCTTTTTCAAGGTAAATCGGAGGATAGACCCCCCACGAAGGAACATCGCCCGTTGATTTAGCTGTACCAGTGTAATATTTTCCACGAATAAACGTGTTATCGTCAAGAAGTTGCTTGATTTCTGTAACAAAGTCAAGGTCAGTTGCTTTGACATCAACCGACAATTTCGGGATTTTAAGCGAGATATAGCCGTCTGGTAAGTTATTCATATCAACATTAGCGGCCGCTAGTTGAGATACCGATGCATTAAACACTTTAGGTTTAGCATCAACGTTTTGAGTTGACACATAGAGCAACGAGTCTTCAGTTGGTGTGTATTCCGTAGTTACCACCTTATCGCTGTCAGCTAGCTTTTTGATAATTCGACTACCGTCTACGGATGTAATGTAAGACAGAACGCCACGAACACCGACAATGTAATAGGTTTTCCCTTTATACATGGTAATAGGCAAATAACGTGACCATGTGGTTTGTTCACCAGCAATAACTTTGCCATTGTTATCTAACCAAAAAGTACCAGCAATCCTATCTGTCAGCATTTGCTTGATACCTTGGGCGAAGTCAATGTTGTCAGCAGTAACTTCGTTACCGCCAAGCCCCCGTGACTGGTAAACACCCCCTTCTTTCCAAGAGCGAGCTCCTTCGTCATAGTAGTACCATTTGCCCGTATCTTTAGCGACAACGATACCATTAGCACCGTTGGGGTAAGTGCTACTAATTTCTGATAGTGAGCCTAAAACAGCTTTAGGAGCGTTAGACTCAATCTTGTTAAATTTCTTCTCAATATATTCCGCACTCGCCTTACCATTCAAGGTGTTCTCGATGGTGCTGAGACGGTCATCAAGGTTACTCGTCAACCCCCGGGCCTTGATAACTTCCATGTTGGTATTACCGTTAGTGGCACCGTCTGCATAAGTCGTTTCGATAGCCTTAGCGATAGCTTCCCGAACATCCGCCCCTCTTGTTTTCTTTCGGATTGCCTTAGTCAAAACATTGATATTCTTAGTGTTTTCTAAAGGCGTGACATCATCGTAGAGGTTCAAACGTCCCTCTGCTTCGGTTTCTGGCATGTTTAATTACCTCCTGTTAATTCTTTTTGCAATCTAGCGATTTCAGCTTCAACATCTCTAATCGTTCTAGCACGTTCCTGCTCGTCCATGTTGAATGATGCTAACTGGTTATCATAGTTAGCCTTAGCCGTCAGATAATCAGCGTACTGCTTATCGTAAGCCGCAAGTTCCTCTGTCGAAGCGTTAGGGCTAGGCGGTGTAGGTGCCACTGGTGGCGTTGGTTTTGAGCTAGGTTTGTTCTTAAGTGCTGCAAGTTGGTCTTTAAGAACCTTCAAGCGCTTCTCTTTATTAGCCGTCGATGTGTTCTGTTTAACACGCTCGATAGAGTTTTCCGCCTCTTGCAACTGCAATTGATATGCTGCAAGCGATTGAGATTGTGAACCGATAGTCAAATCAACTGACTGTGGATTCAATATATCAATTTTCTTCTCTAAAATTTGCAACGTTTCAATACCGCTCAAGGGTGCATTGATAATCGGGTGTTTATTCCCGATTTCAAATTTGTCATATCGGTTATCAATCAGATAACGCTCTACCGCTGAAATCGTCCATTTTGCGAGTGCAATTTTTTGGTTTCTCAAATACTGCTTACCACGGGCTAAAAGGACTTTGGGGTCATCAATCTCCGTCCAGATAACAGCTTTACGAATAACACCAAACTCTTTCATCAAATCTTCATCCACTAAATATGCACTGTTGTTGTTAACGTGCCAAATAGTCAACTGTTCTCTGGTAACGTCTGGGCTTTGGTCCTCGTCTGGATGTTCCTTTTGAATATCAGCCCCGATTGGCATGATTTGAGTAGCCAAACCATCAAAATCGAGTGTCCGACTGGCAGATTTGATGTTTTTACCAATTTGAAGCGGTGATTTTTTGGTTTCACCGATTTGGGAAGTCCAGTCCACATATAAGCGAGTATTTCGCTCGTAAATGGTCAAATATCCCCCAATATTGTTAATGATACGCTCTCGAACACAGTCCCAAGTGCTCTCGTATCCAAGATAACGCCAAGGCTTATTCGTCCTACTGTTAACCGTACAAGTGCCAAGATTAATGCGTTTGTAGTCCTCGACCTCTCCGTTAGCAACCCTTAAAATTTCAGTTAAGTAAGGTGCTGCTCCTTGGTTCGGTAATTTCTGGAACCATTGAGCGGAATCATGCAAGAATGAAAGGAAGTCCTCGCAGGTCACTTTCTGAGCGAATCCATTCGTTGTCATTTCGTTAGTAGATGTCAACACTCTGCCCACGAACTCAACTTTGCCGTCGTAAAGGTTGACAACCTCAACGATTGACTTAAACGGCACCATCTTATTGTAAAGAGGGTGCGTAAATGGGACGGCAAACGAGAACTCATGAATAGTGTTTAGAGCTTGGTTGATTTCACCGACGATAACCGTGCCCCCTCTTGGGCTGTACGGGTCATGAATAGTCTTGCGTCCATACGTGGTGCGATTGAGTTTATCCCAACGTCTAGCGTTGAAATCGCTCCACCAATAAACGGCATAGCCGCCCTTTTGCTTAGCGGTTTCGGGTGGCTCTGGGACCACGATTTTCTCCCCGCCAACTCCGACAAGTTGACCGTTATTGTCAGATACATAGACATGCGTTAGAAACTCCCCACGCTCATTGTTATGGTCTGAGACGTTAACAGTACAGTACCAGTTACCACCCCATTCAACACCGTCATACCAAATGATGTCGTCCTGGTCGATAACTTTTCCGG